TTCTGCTAATTATTTAGCAGAAAGCGTAATTGACAAATCAACTTAGAGTGATATAAGTTGCTACAGTATTGTCAGCATCAACATCAGCCGCTACAGCAACTCCAACTGGTCTATATGTCGGGGCAGTTCCAGCAGTTGTTGAATCAACTGTACCATCGCCAACACCCCAAACAATATCTCCACCAGCTATATCATCATCTCCATTAGTATCAACAGCAGAATAATAACCCCAAGTTTGAACCCATCCGTAATAAGCATCTGTAATAGCCGCTTGAGCTATTCCTGCCGCTAAATTTGCTTTAGTATCTGATATATCACTTGTTACTTCATATCCATCCCAATCAGTACTATCAAGATAATAAACAACATTACCTGCCGCTAAAGTCAAATTTGCTGTTCCATTATTAAACTGAATATACTGGTATTTTTTTCTTCCAGTAGAGTCAATAACTTCAACTACTTCACCTGGCGTATGAACCGCATATTGATCATTAGCTGAAGTTAAGACTGTATGTCCTATCGGTGATCTCATATTTTGTTTAAATAAATTTATAATAATTTATTATTAAAGCCTTATTTTTGTCGTGCTTTAATAATCACTTCTCTTTTACACTCCTGAAAAGCCTTATGGCATGTTCTCGTCAAATGTAGAAAATTTATAATAAAAAGGGGGCAAGAAGTAATAACTTCCCTTAAAAAATATTGGTGAGAAAGTTTTAGACATCTCGCCCCCAATTTTCAAAGTAAAATTCTAATAGTAAATCTTTTTAAGCACTTGTAATACCAGTCAACTGACCATTTAATCTCGGATTTTTACCAACAAGTTGCCCCATTAGTAAAATCTGTCCGATTTCAGCATACTGATTAACAGGATCTTTAAGACCAGTCCAAGCAAAACCATAAGACGTTGGCACTCCTGGTCCATCATACTCATTACCTTCATGGAATTGAGCACTCAGGTCAATATTAGCATATTTGTGTGATTTCAATCCATACCATTGAATTGAATTTTCATTTAAAAAGTAAAGAGCTTGAGCTGTTGCTTTTTCATCTCTAGCTAGTGGCATACCTCTAAAATACAAAGCATCATACCCAATCTCTCCTTTCAATGCCGCTTGTGAGGCTACAGTTCCAAATCTCGTTACTTGCGGATAACCCATTGCGTCATAATTCGCTCTAACTGTTGAAGTATAAAGACTTTCAACTAAGCTCCAAACAGTCTCATTTGAAATTCCAAGAGTTGGCTTGTGTTGACCAAAAGTAACAGCATCATAAAGAGTTCTCATTTTAGCAAGCGTTACAGCTCCACCTGATGCGGTTTTGGTTCCTGCAATTCCAGTATAAGTTGCTCTTGCTAATCCACCATAAGTAGCAACTGTCGTTCCATCATCAGCAATATCAGGAATTCCAATAAATGCTTTACCAGATTGGACTGTATAAAACAGCGTTCCAATACTATCAAGCATATCTTCCATCCCTGATTCCATTTCAACTTTTACAAGATCAAGAACTTTATCTTGTGTATCATTTACATCAACTTCCATACCAGAAAGCACGATTGACTGATAATAACCAGTCGGATTGAAAGACATCTTTGTTCGTGTATTTACTTTCGTAGTATTGAAAGTATCAAATCCGTCAAAAGACCCTTGTGAAGTTGAATTCTTTTGATATTTAATAGGAACTTTTAAAGTTTCACCACTCCATGGCTTACCATTTGAAAGAAATCGCAAGGCAATAAGATTACCGCCCAAAACAGTGTCAACTACTTTTGGCACTATTTTGTCTTGCGTTACGGTTTGAACATAATCATCAAATACCATATTTTAAAATTCATCAAGATTTTTTCATTTTTTCAGATTCTTCCATTACGATTGTATCTAGGCTTTTATGCCTAAATTGACCGTAAGGAGTTCTTTCGCCTTTTTGCCCTGTTCCTCCTTTTTGACCAGGAACTACTTTTTTATTCTTTCCATCTTTATCTTCGTTTTTCTTCCCCCATTTCCCCTCACTTTTCATCATCGCAACTGCTACACGAAGCGGTATATACTCCTCTACTTCTTTTGACTTTTTGATAGCATAATCAATCAAAGCGTTTTCTTCATCAGCAGTTGTCAAAATGCCTTTGTCATAAAGAGTTTTAATCTCTTTATTAACTTTATCTTCCGCCTCTTTATCTTTTTTGTCAAATTCTTCTTTTATAGTTGAAAAGAATCGTTGTCGTAATTCCGGACTCTTAGTGATACCTTCTATTATAGTCTGAGGTAAAAGTCCAAAGACTTCATCCCAACTTGATGCTCCTTTTATAACCTTATCCCAGTATCCTGTAGCTTGGGATTTATCTGAACCTTTATCTCTTGATGTTGAACTATTAATAATTTTATCAAGTTTTTCCGAGAGTTCATCAATCTTCTCTCGGTATTCTTGATTACTTCTAACCACTTCCTCAAACCTTTTATAAGGAACTTTTTGAGTATCCTTCCAATCATTATCTTGATCTTGATTTTTATCTTTATCGGTTTTATCCGTATCAAGATCATTGTCAGAGTCATTCATAGTTTCCTCTATGTTTACTCTTTTTACGCCAAGAGAGGCGAAAAGAGGAATTTATAACTGATTAAAAATACCTTTCTAAATAAAATACTAATCTTTTATTTTCTATTTGTCAAGTGTTTTTCTAAAATGTTAATCTATTAACTTTTTTATTATTTATTCTTTTTTTCCTACATTAAAATATAAAGCCTTTAAATAAGCTAAAGCACTCTTTTTGCTTTTAGGTTTTTCATTTTTCCTCTCGCCTGTCTGTTTATTAAAAACAGCAAATCCTCCGTTGACTGGTTTTATTTCGTATGGCATATTAGATCAAATTCGCAATATCAATTACAAGTAAAATAAATTCTCCTACTTTAAGTTGTCTTATTAGTTGTCTTTCTACTAACTTTACAGAAATTTTAAATCCTTGCTCTATTTTAACTCTCTTTATATTCCCAATAGCAACATAAGGAAAAAAATATTTATTACAATCTTTAAAAAACTTATCAAACGATAACCAATCACTACTTTTAAAAATTAAGTATCCATCTTTTGAATACTCAACTTTCTGACTCAGAAACTCATTTTTATTCATAATACATTATCAATTTTTAATGTTTCTTTTTTTTCATTAAAGCCTTTATCATTACATGATCTTCCATTTTATCTGTCATCATTTTGGCTTTTTTCTTCATCATTTTCATCATTTCTTTTTTGTCATTTTCAGTCATATTTGTTGATTAACTTGTAATTGACTATTTTTAGCCTGAGCCATCTGTTGTTTCATAAAATCAATTTCAGCTTTTACATGAGCGATATATCTTGCTTTAAATTGCTGGTCAGCTTGTTCAAATTCAGAACTATCTATATAAGTATTATGGCTTACTAGATGAGATTGACCTGTTGCTGGATTTGACATTTCTTTATTAACACCTGGCTCTTGTCCTTTTTGGATAGCTTCAGTATCAGCAATCATTCCTTCTGTATATTTTCCTTCCGGTGTTATTCCTTCAGTCTGACTGTATTGAGCAAGTTCTGGAAATAATAATTGTGGATTATTTTTAAATAAAAAGAGCCTTTTTGCTTTAAGTTCAGGATTTGGGTCATTTAATTCTTCATGTAAAGAAATAGGATCAATCCCACCTTTTGACCAAAGTTCAATCGCACTTACACGCTTTGTTATATCATCAGTTGGTAATGTTGATCCTCTTTTAACCATAACTACAGGTGGAACATATTTATACTCAACTTCATACTTTCCACCTCTCAATTCACTATCTTTATATTTAAAAATTTTTGAAAATTCTTTAATTAAAATCTCACGACTTACCTCTATATCATCTTCTTGTTCAATAGGAAACAAGTGAACATCTTTATAATGAACAAGCATCATTTGTAAAGTCATGTTAAAGTAATCCTCACTAAAATCCTCATAAGCCTTGACTATATCATCAATTCGTCCATAGTCTTGTTGTTTTTCCATTACCCGTTCTGTCGCTGTCGTTTCTCCTTGTCTACCTTCTCCACGCGTTGTTGAATGACTACCCATTATATTGTCTATCTCTCCTTGCGAATCATACATATCGTTTAAAACATAGTTTTGAAGCGGATTGCCAGAAAGTCTTGAGATTGCCATTCTCGCATCTCCTTTCTCAACCCACACACGCTCTGTAGCCTCACCTTTTAATTTCTGAAACTGAGCAAATGAAATATAATCACCCGATCCAACCAAAGTACCATTCGCCTCATCAGCATTTTCATCAACTTGTCTTTTCCTTTTATTGACATTATCTTGTAAAGGAATAGCTTGTTCAATTAAAGAAGTATTGCCATATATCCCGCTTTCTTCATTTTCAATATTGAATAACTGGAAAAAAATATAAGGAACTGTTGGTTTTTTGAATATGTTATAACGAATTTTTGTTTCTTTTCCTACCTCATCAAAAGTAGAAACTCCTTCAAAATCATAATTCTGGTTTTCTTGTTTATCTAATATAATATAATTATATTTCCAAACTGTGAAATCAGGAGTAGAAAACTCAATAAAACTGATTTCTGACCCTAATTTTTTATCATCTTCACTCTTAATCCCAAGCGTTTTTAATAGTTTTTCTTTTCCATAAGGATATTTTTCAATAACTTCCTTGACAGTATATCCTTTAACAAGCTGTGCTACCCATTTACAATCATAAAGATAAGTAGCATCAGGATCAATAATTAAATGTTTAGGATTAACTAATTCCCAACATATATCATTATATTCAGTATCATACCTAACCTTCAAAGCTCCTAAATATCTAATAGCATTATGTCTAATTGTCTTTCTTGATTTTTCAAGCATCTTATCAAAGACTTCCCATCTTAAAGTCAATATTTTCCTTAATTTTTCAGTAAATAGTTTATTAGGATGAAAGATGCGAGGTTCTGGAGTATTTGAAGTTAATATTGGAACTATTGTTTCAATATTCCTAAAAATAATGTTTTTTACTATTTTTGACTTACCATCAGAAAGAGTTTTTACAGCATGTTGACCTTTATAATAATCCCAGTTCAAATTACCTTTCTTAATAACAATGTTATCTCTTAACTTTTTTCCCAAATCAAGCCTCTTGTTTATTTCAGTAATTAAATCCTTATCTTCTAAATCTAAAGAAAAAAGGGGTTTATATTGTGAGATATTTTCTTGAAATGAATTATCCATAAAAAAAGCCCGATAAAATCGGGCATCAAAGTGCCTCTTAATAACTTACTTGATTAATAGCTATTTGTTCATGTTCCCAGAAACAGCCGGCTATCATGGGTCATTCAACAAATTTTAGTGACTTGGATCTATTCACCACTATTAATCAATATAAATATAAACTTATTTTTTATCATTGTCAAGTAGAAATTGCGTTACTGTTTTACAATGCTTACATTTAATAAAAATCCTTTTACCATCATAAAAAAATAATGTTTTATGGCAACTAGAACAATAGGCTTTTTTAACTAAAGCCTCAATTTCATTCCTAACTAACTCAATCTCTTTATTTATATCGCCAATCATTTTCAGGTTTACTAATAAATTCTTTAATTGATATTGCCGGTATCGTTCCTTCTTTACTAACAACAAATGATTTCTCGCCAACTAATAAGTTTTTTTCCTCTTGTATAACCATAGCCTCACCACCTCTTAATTTAGCTATTTCATAATAAACAGAGGCATGAACAAAATGATCTGCTCCCGAATGTTCCCACCTTATCTTTTTATTCTGAAACCGATCTTCTTCTTCAACTCTATAAAGACTTTCCCAATGACTGACATATTCTTGTAATTCATTTGGATTAACAAAATACTTAATCTGGCTTTTTATATGTTTATCAATCATAGTTTCAATAAGTCTTGTCCTATCTGCTGTTATTACTCCATATTTCTTTTCTTTTTCAAAAGTAGCAAGATCACTTGTTTTTAAATCTTCTTTATAAAAGACAATAAATCCTTTTCCTCTAAACTTTTGAATTAATCGTCTTGGTTCTGTAATATCAGGCATCCCATCAATAACAAAGACTGCGTTATATTTAATAATAAGGCTTTCAATATCAGCCCAATTTGATGTTTTACCAACTTGAAATATGCCGTCTTTATTACCTATAACAAAATGTTTTTCAACTCCAACATCAATACCAATAAAAACTTTATCAGTTTCATAATCTTCGGTTGATATATTTCTTAATATTAAGTCTTTATTAACAAGTATGTCTGATCCAATATAAGGCTGACCTAAAATGAAATTATAGAAATATTGTTTATCTTTGTTTTTTTCTAAATAAATAAGCTCTTTTGCCGATTGCCAAGGTATCATCATTTGACTTATCCAATAACCAGACACATTTTTATCACTCCATTTCTTAACCCATTTACCAACTCGCCTATCCTCATTAGTTAATTCATTATGACATTTTTTACAAATAAAAATTTCTCTTTCATAATCTATATTGTCTTGCCAATCTAAATACTGCCATTCATTACATTTTTTACAGTTAATAAACCAATGTTTCTGATCTGACGCTTGCCAATATTTATCAACTCCGACATTCGGATATGACGGATTGCTAAAAAAGTACTCATATTTGTATTTTGAAGCTTGTAGTCTTGAATGATAAGCCTCTATAACTGAAAGATTGCTATTGCCTGACCAAATTGGTATTTTTTTCTCTTTTCCCCTAACTAATACAATATGATAAGGCTGAACTTCTATACAATAGACATCTCCTTTATAATTTTCTTTTAAGACCGTTGCTTTAGTTGAAGAATTATTAAATTTATTAAATTTTCTATATGGTGATTGAATAATGCCAACCTTATATATAATTTTTCCTTTATTATTAACCTTATAAATAGAAGCAGTTTTTTTTATTCTTAAACATAATATTTGTATATCATCAGCTAATTTTTTAGAACAAGTAGTATAAACATTTCTCTTATCACCATCACCTTTTAATAAAGTTTCAAGTAAATAAGGTAAATATTTTTTATTTCCATATAAATATTTTTTAGGAATAAATTTATTGTATGAATTGCCCAATTTTCCTAAATATAAAGCAAGATGTAAATCATTGAAATAAATTTTGTCCTTTTTATGATGTGGTTTATAACTTAATTTTTTAATAATATTTACTATTTCTTTTATATTTTTCTTATTTTTTTGAGAAATAATAATTTGGCCTGTTATTTTTCTATGATTTTTATATATTCTTGCTCTCGCAATATGACCTTCACTTAAATACCAACCTAAAAATTGATACCATTCTTTAGCTAAAACTTTTTTAGTTTTAAAAGAAACATAGATAGGTTTCAATAAATTACTTCCTCTTGGTTTACGATATGTGTTTATATGAGGTATATATATATATCCAGTATCTTTACCAAAAAAATGCCAATTAGCTTTTGACGTTAAAGTAAATGGTTTTTTATATAAATCCTCAATTTTATATAGATCGTATCCTCTTTTTTGTTTAGTTTTCGCCCAAAGCTTATGATTTTTAGTAATACCGATATCTAAACTATTAGCTTTTATTCTATAAAAATCACCATTATATTTTAATTTAATTATATTTTTTGGATATTTATAAGATATATTCCAATTAATAGGATTTAAAGTTAACATTTTATCTTTTAAAGTTATTTCTTGTATTTTTTTCCAACCTTTTTTTGTAAGAATTTCTGTATCAGGCTCAAAACATCTATCCATTTCATCATAAAAATTACAATCAGATGAAACCATAATAGCCTCTTTTTCAGTAAATGATGCTTGATAGTAAATAAACCTATCTCCAACTTTCTTTTGTCCAATACTATCAATATCTGGAACAAGTGATTTTAAAAATGGATTATAATTAACCATTTCATTAACTTTCCCTTTTCCAAATTTAGACACATCGTCCATTGTCGGCAAAGTATAAATACAGTTTAAATTCTTCATTGAAGCAAGCCAAAAAGATTTTAAGATAGCTGATGTCGTAAAGCCAACCTGCGCTGATTTTCTTATAGCTTGAGTAGGAGTTAGATCGTTAATAATATCATACATGAAGAAATGATCTCTAAATTCAAGGGGTTCTTTTTTTTCATTTGTTATCTTATTGTCTATTATCCACCTTATCGGGCTTTCCCTTTGCGATATCAATGGCAGGTTTTGATAGTTCATCTTTTTCTTTCTTTTCTTTAAACTTAATAAACTCTATAATATCTTCTTGCGAAGCTGTCATGTTCAAAATAAGTGTTCTTGCATCAATATTAGTTTCAGTCATTGCTTGTCCGCCGGACTGTAAAATAAGTTTATTACCTAAATCAATAAGGTCTTTTGCTAACCTTTCATCTATCTTTGCGTCTTTCTTACTCAAAATTTCAAGCCCTCTTGCTAAAACATACTGACCTGTATCAAACATTCGTTCTTTTGCTTTTATAATCTTATTTTTCATCCTTTCTGTGAAGTCTTGTTCAATTTCCTGCCAATATTGTTTTCTTTGTTCTAACCATTTTTCTCTACTTGATATTTGTCCTATTCTAGTATCTGAAATTTGACCTTTATATTCTTCAGCAAGTTCTCTTACTGTTTTTAATTCAATTATATATTTTTGTTTTAATTCATCCCATTTCTTAAAATCCATATGACCCATCCTGCTGTATTTATTCATAATTCATTAGTAATCTTTCTTAAAAATAGAGTTAATTATATATATAACTAAATATACTAAAGTTATCCGCCAAGCTATATCTACAATATCGTTCATGCTATTATTACTGAATTATTTAACAAGCCACTATAACAGACTTTAGTTTCTTTATACTTCTTACTTTCCTCTTTTGCCTTTTCTTTATTTAAAAACTGGAAAACCCTGCCGTCTTTATCTTTTAAATACTCAGCTCTATTAATAAAAAATATATTGTAATAAATCTTTTCTATCATTTAATCAACTTTAATTTGAATAAAACATTTAAGACGCTGTTTTGATATCATCATATTTTTTAATGTCTTTCAAAATCAATTTACCTATAATTCCATTCACTCTATACTCAAGTTCTGTTCCAAAAGTAACTTCATACTTTTTGACTAACTTATTAACTTCTTCTAAAAAAACATCTCGTCTTTTCTCAAAATCTTTTTTTTGAGCCATGTTTGTTTTTATTAACTGGTAATTGTTGTAATTTGATATTATCTTCTATTTCTTTAACCTTCTGTCTTTCTATAATTTGAGCTAATTTATCTAATTTCCGATCTTCTTTTGTCTTTTGCCTTGTTATCTCTTGTTTTTTTCTTTTCTCAAACGGATTATACCCATAAGCCTTTTGAAATTCAGGATTAAATCTGCCTTTACTATCTAATGGCTGTATCATTTCTTTTCTATGATTTTCTCTTTGCCAATTCACTTTTTCCTGCCATTTCCTATTATAGCCTTCTTTAGGATAACTACCTTGATATTCCGGATGTTCTAAATTCCACTTTTTATCTTTTTCAATACATTTTATACAATTTAAAACTCCGTAAATTTCATTTAATTGAGCTTCATTTTTTTCACATCTTGGACAGACAATTATCTTTTTTTTAATAAGCCTATCCGCTGGCGGCCACCACTTACATCTCAAATAACTTTTATACCTTCTTTTATCTATAAGTTGCTCGTAATTCATGCTCATACTTGTCTAAACAACTTTTTAAATGTAAATAAACATTTGCTACTTTAAAATAAGCGTATTCATGCTCTTTATCTGTTGTTGCTTTTCTTTTATCTATTATCTTTTTACACCAATAACACTTAATTAAATATGGATTTTTCATATAGATCAGCTATAAAAGGCTGTTTTTTCCAATGATTAATAGCTTTTTGCTGACTTCTATATGCTCTCATTTTCTTTTTAATTAACTTTTTTATTTTTTTTAGTATTTTCATACTTTTTTACAATTTCTTTAATAGGAAAAATATAGCCACAATTCTGACACTTCATGTCTTCTATCGGATAAGTACATTTTGGACAAGCTATTTGTTTCATTTTGGCATTGGTTTAATTACTATCTTTTCTTCTCTTTCTATTGCTTTTTCTTCTTCTGTTTTTGGTTCTTCAACATGAAATACGACTGCTTTAGGTTCTTTTTTAATATCTTTTATCTTAAATGTTTTTTTGAGTTCTTTTATGACCTGATCTTTTTTATCAGTAAAATTAATTAAATAATGAACAGAACAAATAGCCCAACCAAATAAAAAACCTAATATAAATGTTAAAACTATAGCTAAATAAATCATATTATTTTTGTCTTTGGAAATAACTTTTTCATTCTATAAATTGCCTTGCCAATAGACCTACCTTTCATTCTTCTTGTATTCAAATGACTCTTATGACCAACTTGATACATATTGTTTTTATTGTGTTTTGACATATTAAATATTAAATTTTGCTCCACATTCAGGACATTCTACCTCTTTACTAGGCAATTCCTTATTCCCTTCTTGCTTTATTTTTTCCCAGTCAAAATTAGCCATATGTAAATATTCATTAATTGTATCCTCTTTATAAGGCAGTATTTTTAGCATTTCTTTGACATCTGGTATATTGGCTTTCATCTTTTTTATTAAATGAGCGATCATTACTTCTGACGCTTGTATTTGTAAGTAGATACTATCAAGTGTTATTCCTTGTGCTTCTTCATTAACTAAACTACCTAAATTCCAAATCATTATAGTTTCATAATTCAATTCTTTACAAGCTAAAAATCTATGATAACCGTCAATTATTTCATATTCTTGGCTTTCTTGAAGTTCACGAACAATAATAGGTAAGTAAAGTTTCTTTTTAGAAATATTTTCTTTTATTTCTTCAAATTTGCTTTTATTAGTTGAATTCTGGTCAATTGGTTCTTTAGGATTCCAGCTATTAGGCTTAACTCTACCTATATCAACTATTTCAAATTTTCCTCTAAATTCATTTTTCATAATGCCTTATGAATAATTTATACCTCTTAAAGACCATAATTTAGTTGCCTCTCTTTCAATATTAGTCAATCTTGCTATTTCTTCTTTAATCTTCTTTTTAACTAAAGGTATAACTTTTTTTACTTTTATATCTTTATTTAACTTTAATCCATTAAATCTTGGAGTAAACCGCCTTGGCACCATAGCATAACTACTACTATCAGCACTATAAAAAGGCACGTTATATAAAATGTCTTTTGATGTTCCACCAAAGCAATGCGTCTTAACTTTATTCCTCACTAAATAAAAACATCTACAAAGCCATGGCATTCTTTGTTTTGTTGTTAAGTCGTTAGCTGGTGATATTCCGATATAGTTTGACATAGTCATTATCTTTTTTAACCATTCTATTCTTTCATGCTGATGATAAACATGTATTGTTTCTATTTTCTTACTTCTAAACCATAAAAAATTATCTAATCCTTTTTTAGCACTATTTTCTATCTCGCTAATTGTTGGCTTACGACCAAACTCGCCAGGAATAGAATCAAGATTAACAAAATAAATATTATTACAATACTTTTGATATCTTCGTTTAACTTCATATATAAAATCTAAATAACTTTGTCTATCAATTTCTTTTTTTAAAGTCCAAGCCGAAAAAGCTCCACTATCTATTATTACATTCGGTTTATCAAGTTGCTTTATTAAATCAAACCACTTATCAAAATTATTTCTATAGTAATAACTAAAAAGTAAATTCTTTATTTTCATTTCTATAATCGCTTCTTTTAAACCATATTCTAAGCCTGTTGTTGAAAAATAGATATACATTCATTTTATTCTATTTATTACTTTTTTAATAACTAAATCTTTTACTTTTATGGCTTCTGAAATAATTGTACTAAAATCGTCTATGTTACTCTTATATTCTCTCATTGGAATAGTATGTAAATTACCTCTTGCCGTATATTCCATTAAAATAAATCCATAAAGCAAATTAAGTTTTTTTCCTAATGTTTCAATAATTTCATAAGTTGCGTTTTCGTGGCTAATTCCTTTATTTCTATATGAATTTAACCATAATTTAAGACATTTTAATTCAATTACTTTCTTATAAGGAATAGTTATTAAATGAATAGTAGCAAAATCAGGATAACTTGATCGTGGACAAAGACAGGTAAATTCAGGAAATGTTTGATAAATTACTTCAAATCCTTCCGGAGCATCCCAAATTTCCCAATTATCAGGATTAGCAAATTTATTTACTTCTTGCTGACCATATTTATTTGTTTTGCTCATATTCTTTTTTAAATTCCCTATAATTTTTAATCGCTTGTTGCCATTCTTTTATAGTCAGTAACGGATCATTACAATTATTAATATAAAAGGCTTCTGTTCGTTCTATACAAGTTCCGCATTTTAAACAAGGTCTATCTTCTCCTTTATAACAACTCCAAGTATCCTCATAAGGAATATTTAATTTCAATCCTAATTTAACTATATCAACTTTACTTTTTTTACTAAAAGGAGCAATTAAATCAATGGTAGAAAATCCTAAATTTCCAATATAAAAAGCTGTATCTAATGCTTTAACAAATTCAATCCGACAATCAGGATATATAAAATGATCGCCGGCATGAGCACCGTAATATAAAACATCTGATTTATTTGTTATTGCGTAACCATAAGCTATTGAAAGCATAATAGCATTACGGTTTGGAACAACAGTTAATTTCATATTCTCTTTAGCATAATGACCTTCAGGTATTTCTTTATCACTTGTTAAAGCTGAAGCTGAAATTAAATCTCTTATATTTGATATATCAACAATCTTATGTTCTACTTTTAAATTTTTAGTTAGTTTAATTGAACAATCTAATTCTTTTTTATGTTTTTGACCATAGTTAAAAGATAATACTTTTAAATCATTTCTATTAATAGTTTTAGAAAAAGCATAATATAAAAGAGTAGCAGAATCCATACCACCAGATAGAATAGTTGTTATTTTCATGCTTGTTTTATTAACTGATAAAATTCATTCCGAGCTTCTGGCTCTTTCATAAAATCACCATAAAGCTCTGCTGTCTTTACTTCACTTAATTCTTTTATACCTCTATATTTCATACAACCATGAACGCCTTTTACTACAACAGCTATTCCTAACGGATGTAGTTTTCTCTTAAAATAATCAACTATGTCGTTTGTCAAATCTTCTTGTAAAACAGGTCTTTGACATAAGTTCTTAATCACTCGCGGAACTTTAGATAATCCTAAGACTTTCCCTGTAGGGATATAGGCAAAAATAATACTATATTCAATAGGTAATAAATGATGAGGGCATAAACCGATTGATTTAATATCTTTAAAAAAGATGATCCCTTTATATCTACTATTAAATATCTTTACATTATCATATTCACTAAATAAACCATTATTAAATTCTATAAATGCTTTTGCTACTCTTTTAGGTGTTTCTTTAAAATTGTCATTATTTTGCCAATCTATTCTTAATCCTTCAAGTATTTTTTTAACACCTGCTTCAATTTTTTTATAAGCAATAATATGTTTATAAAATTCTTTCATTTGATTAAGTGTATTTTGACCTTTTTTCATACTTTTCTTTTAGCTCCCCAAATAGCAACATGAAGTCGTCCTAATAACCTATATCTTTTCTTCTTAGCAATCTCAACAACATTTTTCATATTAGCTTGTATTTCTTCTTCTTTTACGCCTTGTGGCATTAAAATAACTTTATTAGGATCAAGCTCATAAGGTTTAATAAAATCTCTTTCAATTTCCTCAACATCCTCTTTTGACATAACAACAAATTTAAACCAAGCATTATTAAGCGTATTTAATAACTTTAATACTTTAGGTCTAATTCTTACTTCTTTTACATTTAAACTATTTGCTAATTTAGGACTACAGTTGAATTGACACGATTTTAATTGTTTTAAAGTAGGTTCTATTGTTCCATTTGTTTCTATTTCTATTTTCCAACCTTGTAATTCATCAATCAATTTATCTATTTCTTGTTTCTGTAAAAGAGGCTCACCACCTGTAATAACTAATCTTTTTTGTATTTTATTATCTTGACAATCCCAAGCTTGTTTTATTTTTTGAGCAGTAAAAAAAATGTTCCAGTCTTCTCCTTCTTGCCAAAACTCTTTTGCCTTTGGATTCCATGTGTACCAAGCATCACACCAAATACAACGAAGATTACATAACTTTAACCGAAGAAATACCGCCGGATAACCCATTGTAACCCCTTCGCCTTGTATTGTATAAAAAACTCTATCGCCTGATACTTTTAAAAATCCTTGTCTTAATCCTATTTTTTTATAATCTTTTAAACTTTCAGATATCTCGTCATTAACTTGATAAGCTCTTTTTAATTCTGGATCAAATGTTTCTATTATTCCTTCTGGTAATGAATTGTCAAGATTCATTTTTACTTTTTATTAAATTTATAAAATCCGTAAAGTTTAAATGTATTAAAAACTGTAAAGAATTATCTTCTGGTAATTCTTTTACTCTTGATATATAACTAAGCAAATTAAAAAAAGTAGTAACAACCGTAGGTTCTCTTTGGTAATTTTGTTTATAAATAAGAATAGGAAATTTGCCAGCCGGACAACCATCAATAGTTTCTTTCCACCATTGTTTAATATTTATTTCTGCTTGATTTTTACATTCTATAAAAAAAGGTAAATTATCAGGCAAAGTTACATCTTCTTTATGGAATTTACCACTTCCACTATCAGCTCTTGAATATACATAAGGAGTAATTTCTTTAAATTTTTTTGCCACTAATTTTTCAAGCCATTTTCCTTTTTGTTTTTTTGATTTAGTTAACATATTTTTTTCTGTTTTAACAAGTAGTTATCCGTTTCTTTATGACAATCTATACATAAAGTCATTCCATTATCAATGCTAAATCTTAATTCTGGGAATAAAGAAAATGGTTTGATATGATGAACATTCAATTTTTCTCCTATTTCCCCACAAATTTTACAAGTGTAATTATCTCTTTCAAAGACTTTTTTTCTAAAGATTTTATATTTTAATGAATTTCTTATTTTATGATTTTCTGGAGTTCTACCATCTATATAATTAGGATTATTTTTACCTTTACGAAGATAACATTTTTGAGAACAATATTTATGCCATGGCCTTATTAATTTACTACATGTTTTACATAGAATATCTTGATATTTTTTGATTTTTAATTTTTCTTTATTAATTTTAATTGAACATTTATTTGAACAATATTTTCTAATTGAAGCATAATAAAAAGTTAATAATTTTTCTTTTTTACATACTTTACAATACCATTGTACTAAACTACTTTTTCGTTTTCCTTTACTATCTAATTTATAACAATTAAAAGAACAATATTTTGTATATTCATCTTTTCCTCTTAATTTATAGTATCTTACTGAAGTAAATAGCTTATTACAAAATTTACAATTATTTTGTTTATAAGCATCTTTTCTCATATTTATTTTGAATTTTGTTTATAAACCTTTACCTCATCAACTATTTTTTGTATATCTTCAAGAGTAAAAATCCTCATATCGCGACTTGATAAATGACCTGTAATGTTTTGCCTATGGAAATATAAAATATTTTTAGGTTTACTTATCTTACCCATATTTTCAAGAATAGTTAAATAAGTCCTACTCCAAGGCAATCCTTGTGCTTTTAATTCATCTTGAAGATGTTTATATGTAAAAAATATGTTCATAAATTCATTTTATAATTTTCAACTTTCAATTTCAAGTGGTTTAGTATAAATCGCTGTTGTTCCTTTACAAATACATATTTTATCTTGATGATACTCAATTTCATATTTATTACATTTTTCACACTTTGTGATATGAAAAGCCGGTTCTTCTACTAATTTTTTCTCTCTCATTACTGTATAAAAATCAGAATAAGAAAGATTTTTAGCTTGTTCTATAAGCTCTAATTGTTCACTTTTTGACTCTATTTTTTTGATTTTACCTTTTAAAATGTTAAGTCTATTAAGTGAAATTTTAAATAATTCTTCTCTTTTGATTTTTAAAGTTCCAATATAATATTCATAAATATCAATATAAGCATCAACAGTTGGCTTTGCTAAATCTATTTCAGGAGCCGCTAAAAATTGACTCCATGTATCAAATCCACCTTCACCTAAATATCTATATAACTTCTTTTCTTTGATCTCTTTTAATACTTCAATTAAATCAATCATTATCTCTTTTTGACTACTAACTAAACTTATCGTTTTTGTATATAAATCAAATGCTCTTTTTTGAGTTGGTGTTATTTGATCCATTTTTATTGTAAAACTTATAAAGCCATAAAAAATAACTAAACTTATTTCTAACTTTCATTCCATCTTTATACATAGCTTGTAAATGGTTTTTAGCTTTTAAAAATATATTAAGATTGATTTTAGCAAGTCTTAATAATATTTTTATATCACTTTCCTTACCTATAAAATCCCATAATTCAACAGCTTCAACTTGATGTCTTGTTGATAGATTGCTTTTCTTTACTTTCTGTACTCTATCTTTTAAAATATTCTTTATTTCTTCCATATTTAAAAAGGTATATCTTCAGGTTTTACATTTTCCTCATTCTCTATCTCTTTTGGTTCTTCTATAGCTTCATCATTATTTTTATATTCTTTTACTGCTTCTAAATATTTTTCATTAAGTTTTTTTTCATAAGCCATTATGACTTTTTCAAGTTTCTTGTTATTTTCTTCTAATTCTTTTTCATTTATTTTAATTAACTCATCTTTAGAAGTAGTATATCTTGTATCACGACCTTCCCCTTCTTTTAGAATAAGCCATTGATAATGCCTTTTATCTTTTGTTTCATCTTTCTTTTTAATGACAGTTTCAAGCCTATTCATATCATAAAAAGCTGATGCCGGTATTCTTAAAAATCCTTCTTCATCATTTACAACAGCTCTATAATAATATTCATTCCTTACTTTATTTCCGTTTTGACACAATTTACATTCTTTACCATCACAACCAACACTCAATTTCTTATTATTGAGCCAATGGCTTAAAACTGTATAAACATTAGATTTGAGGACTACTATATTTTCCTCTTCAAGTTTGAGAAAATCGCTGGGTCGTTTTATTTTTTGCTCATCTGTTATAAGTGGCATAATATTTTAGACCTAAATTTATAATATAATTTAATTAAATTATAAATAATAATTTAAAATTTGTCAAGATCAAGAGGTATTTCATTTATGTTTTTTTTGGAGGGTAAGTTTAGGATTATCCCAACTTATACCATCTTCACCAAAAAGGGCTTTTTCTACTGCTTCTAATATTTTTTTATCCTTGTGTTTTCCTCTTCCTACCCAATACCAAAGACTTAATCTTAAGTTTTCTTCAATCTCAAGCATTAGTTTTCTCATTTCTTCATCAGATATCCTACTGACTTTAAATTTTCCTTTTTTTAATTTTCCCCCAATCATTGTTTCTTGTTCCTGCTCGTTCCATGATATTTTTCCGTAAGGAGTAATAACAAACACATCAGAATAATCGCCGGTTTTTGTTGATGGACTAATTCCACTATGTAAATCTTCTAAAAAAGTATTTCTAATACTTTCGTAGGCTATTTGTCTTGCTATTAAACGCCATTTAGATATCTTTCTCATTCTCATTTTATAAGTAAACTTTTAATTGCTTTTCTTATCTTCGGAGTATCAAAATCTATAACTAACTGATGAGTCTTTTTTAACCAATCTACACATTCTTCACAAACCATATAACAAGTATTTTCTGGAACACAAATCATATAATGGGCTTCCTTATCTTCGTGATTAGGACAATATGAAATTGCTAAAGCTACCATAGTTAATTTTTTAATGAACTTGTAATTGGGAACTCATGCGGGGGGGCTTTTATCGTTTAATTAACGCTGAACTATAGGAGCGTTAACCCCCTCCCATCAATCCCCAATTTGTTAATGTTCTTATAACTTCATAAAGTTAAAATTTTTATAGTCTTCTTTTCTATATATTTCTTTATTACAATTAGGACAATTTATTATTATGACTGATTTAATACTGCCTCCACCCGCATTACAACTTTGACAATCCTGACTTATATTAAGCATATTTTCTACTTCAAGTGGAAGTTTTTTATTACAAAATGGACAGATTATTTTCATATTTACTAATCATAATTGTTAATGTTCTTTCTTTATAAGTGAAATAAATTCTATAAATCTTCTAACAAAATCATTTCTTTGTCCCACGCTCCAAGAATCTGCCAAAAATGTCCAAATGGTGATTGAGCTAAAAGTATAGGATCTTTTCTTCTATTTCTTTTTTCATAATTTTCTTATAATTTTTAATAGTCCTTTTGTTGCTTTGGCGGATATTGGACTATATTGGGCTATCTCTGAACAAATATCTTCCTTTAATTTCTTGTGGGATTTCTCTATTTCCTTTTTCATAGTAAATCTTTTTTAACTTTAGGATTCCACCTTTGTTTCATAATTCTAAACTGTATTCTTTCACAATCCCAACAAATATCTGATCTTCCCTTCCCATGAGGGCATAAACCTTTTTCTAAATTTTCTATTTCTTTTTTTCCCATAGGTTTTTACTTTTATGTTAAAACTGTTCCTGCTAATCCCGATGCTTCAAACTTTTTCTTACTTATTAAAGCATTTTGTAATTGTTCTTTTGTCCAATCTTTATGTGGACAACCAATTTCATGTGAATCTACTGAACTATGACAATTCCAAACTGGTTCTGTTTTTTCTATTATTTTTTCTATTTCCTTTTTATTCATATTTCTTCAACTTAAATTTAATAATGTCTATAAAAATTTCTTGTGGAAAAAACATAAAATATGAACCTCCATCTTTTTTAAATGCTTTAGAATGAGTAATATCTATCGCTACCCACCCATCAAAAGTCCCCAATCCTAATTTACTTGCAAAGTCAGTTAAAAGATATGTTTTACCATCAATAACATATTCCTCTCCAATCATACTACGCATTACATCAAGGATTTGACCGCCCATAAGTTTCTTTACTTCTTCTTTTCGTCTTTTACTTGATGATTTTATTGGGGCATATATTTCTTTTTTATTCATATTATTTAGTTAAATCTATCCCTGCCTCATAGGCATAAACTAATAACAGCATTACATTTTCACCGCATTTAGGACACCTCCAGTCAGCCCGACCATACCGTTTAAGATGCTTAAAATCATGTTGTAGGTTTTTACAGTCAAATTTCTTTTTAGTCTTATTCATTTTAGTCTTATTCATTTTATTTTGAGGGGGGAAGTTGTAAAATCTTTTCTATTCTTGTTCCTATAAATCTTTCATCTTTAAGATTATGTCCATCTCCACCACATTCGGAACACTCCATTACTCCAAAATTTTCACCATTAACTTCACCGCGTCCATTACATGCCTTACAAGTTAAATCCTCTATTAAAATATCTATTTTTTTCCCAATTTTATTTTGTTCTTTTAGTTCTTTCAGTTCTTTCATACTTTAATGGATCATGATTTTAAACATTTAATTTTTAAACACTTTTGACAATGAAACTTATCAAATATTCCTGTATTATTTTTAAATACAGTATTCATATATCCCCATAAATGTTTACATTCTTTCTTTCTTTTATTTGTTTTCTTTGGTTTGGAATGTAATTTTTCTTTTTCCTTATCTCCGAGTTTCATATATTTATTTAATTTTTAATTTTCCCTATTGGGGAAATAAGCGGTGCGGGGAGCGAGAGCCCTTAAAGACGCATTCGTGTCCATCTATAATCTTGAAAGGATTGCTCCCTTTTATGACTTCACTCAAGCGACCACTATGGTATTAGCATAGTAGTAAATACTTGGTTTATCAGGACTGCTTCACCATTAGCAGAACCTTATTCGGACTATCACGAATTATCCGAACCGCCTATGTCCCCAAATTTTAAAAGAACTTAATATTTCTAATTATAAAACAGTTAAAAACTTTTGATAATAACCACAATTTACATGAGGAACTACTTTATTATTAATTACATTTTTACCTAAATTCCAAATACATAAAGCATCTATTAAATTAGAATCTACTCCAAATTTAGTCAGCCAATATTCGGCTCGTTCAGTTGCTTCTTTAAAAGTTTTATAACAAATAATCTCACCATCATACATTGTGCCAAAACCACCCCAACCTTTATTATTATTTCGGCAATAATCAGTTAATCCTCTTTGTGTTTCAAGTTGATATATTTTCCAAAGTATATCTCCATGTTTTTGTGCTAATACTATATCTTTTTCATTTTCACTTTCTGTCTCTGGTTTTGGTGTAGGTGTAATTAAGATTTTAATAGTTTTAGGCTTTCTTTGTTTTATAACTACTGGATAATGTAAATCTATTGTAATCGGAAATTGAAATATAACCTCGTGTTTATCATACCATTTGCTTATATTATAAAAAGCTAAAAAGAGCATACTAATAAACAAACTTACTCCAATCAATATAGCTAATAATTTAACCTTCCAACTTGATAATGTTTTTTTAACCTTTTTAATCTTATTTTCAATTTCAGTTGTTTTTCTATCTACTTTTTGTTTTAAAAAATTATTCATATTAATCACCTACTTTCTAAATACTTTTTGTCTTATTTCTAACATCTTTTTAATATGATTTTCATTATTAAAATCAAAAACATGAATTTGATCCGGCTCTTTTTGAGGATTCCATAAGAAATAAACTAATGTATATTGCTTATCCCGACCGAACTTATCGTCAAATCGTCTATATAAAATAGGTTTTTGATTTTTTTTAATTAACATAAATTCTTTTGTTTCTTCATAAATTACTTTCAATTCTTGTTTTAAAAGCTCATTTGGAAAACAAATTACGATTTTGCCTTTTAATTCCTCATCTACCATTGATCCGTTTATTAGTTTTTTTATTTTATAAGTATTCATTTTAGTTTGTTTAACTCATAATGTATTATGATTTCTTGTTCTGCTTTTAGTTTTTTTTCTAAAGTAGATTTTTTCTTTTCGTCTTTTTCTTTTTCAATTTCTCTTAAATGTTTTAAAGCTAAATTGATTTGATTTATCTTAGCTTTGTTTTTTTCTTGAAACTCGTTTTGATCTTTATAGTTATAAATTTTAGTAAGAAATAAAGACCTTCCGACTTTCCAATTTATATCAAATCGTCTTTTTCTTTCATCATATATAATTTCAGGTTCTTTTTGAGGAACTATTTTATTTCTATAAAAATTAGTCATTTTTTTAACATCTTCCCAGAATTTCTGCTCTATATCTCCATTTCTTAAAACAGCTAATTCTTGTAAGCATAAATCATCTTTTGAAACATAAAGTATCCGTCCATCTTCTATCTTCATTCCAATTAAATAAGTAAGTAATTGATATTTATGATGATCGTATCCTAAAAAGTTATTAGCTTCATCTCTGTTATTATGACTCCAAAAAGCCATTGAATTAACAGATTTTATTTCAAGAACAGTTAAAGGTATTTCTTTATTGCCAAATTCCGCTTCAAATCCGTTAATTAATTTCAAAGCGTATTTTTCAAGTATTTCATTGTTTTCATCTAGCTTAAATTCTTCAAGCCATTTTTTAATTCTTCCTCTTGCCTCATTCCAATTACCAATTCCACCCATAACATAATCACAATAGCCTAAAATCTTTAAATGCTGGCTGTTTTCAGGTATTTCTGTATATAACTGTCTATCTTTTAATACTCCTGCCATAGCTAACGACCTACCAACTATCCATTCAAATAATCGTCCGGCGTCAAATATTCTTAAAGTTCTATTATCATAAGGATTAGTCGGAGTTTCACCTGTCATTTTGTAATACCTATCAATGAATGAAGATCCAATATCAGAAGCACTAATATAATTACGAGGCTTAACTTGATTAGCTTTAATAGTAGCCTCAACTTGACTATTCCAAATCTCTTGAATTGTTAGTTTTTTGTTACTCATATATATAAATATAATTTAATTTTATAAGTTTGTCAAGTGATATTTTTATACCTAAAATCCTGCTTTTAATTTTCTATATTGTTTCATTAATTGATTTCTTTTTTGGGTTAGTTTAGTAATTTCAGATATTGGTGTTTCTTCTAATTTACTATTTCTTTTAATATTTAAAATCTCAATTTCATAATTTAATTTTCTTATTTGTTCTTTTATTTGATCTAAATTTTTCATTTTATTGGCTCAACTTGTGATCTATGAAATAAATGGTATAATTTTGGATAAACATCAAGTTTTTCATCATCTTCTGTTTCTTTATTACTTTTAACCTCAAGCCAAACAATACCATCTATTTTAGAATGTTCGCCTTTTTTTACTTTAAATCCAGTTTCTTTCCAACCATTAAATGTTTTACAATCAATATAAGGCAATCCTTGATATCCAACTTTTCGCATATCTTGTAAAGTAAAATAAAAAGAATAATAAGAAAAATTACCTTTAATTTCTCTAAAGAGTGCTTTTGCTAATTCATCATTTTCAGCCATTTCTTTAGATATCTTCCAACGATTTCTTAATTGTTTAAAATATTCTGTTCTTTCTTCTTTTGTATATTTCATATATTTATTTAATTTTTAATAAGCGTCTAATCTGTCGTCGCCATCACGCTTTTGCGATGATGACGACAGTCAAAAGCTTAAAAAGGTATTTCTTCTTCATATTGCTTACTCATTCCTTCTATTTCTTGATCTGTTGGAAAATCATCAATCCACATATCACAATCTTTACATTTATAACCTTTAACAAGATTTCCTTGCTGTACTTCTTCTACTTTTTCTGTATTTTTATGCTCACAAGGTTTTTCTTTTTCATAAAGACAATCAGCTATTGCTTTTACTAAGTCGCCGGCATAAGCTACATCTTTCGTAACTAATTCAGCTTGACCTTTTTTCCTATTAAAATTTAAGTAAAATTCACCATATTCACCTTTTTCGCCTTCATAGAAGAATTTGTATAAATCCCATTCGCCCTCTCCACTATAACCATCTTTCTTTTTAGCTGTTTTAGTAGCTATAATCATATAGTTTAATCTCATTTTTTCTCACCTCCTTTTAATTTAATCATTTCTCTTACTTCTTGTTTTTTGATTGATGTTTTAGTTGAAGCATAAAAACCCCTTTTTACTTCTTTAACATTTCTAACCCAAAAATAAACATTTTTTTCAAAATCTATTCCAACAAAAACTAAAACTAAATTATCTAATTTAGGATATATATAAGTGAATTCAAATGATTTTTTATTTATTCCAATATTCATTCCATAACCTGTTCTTGTTTTAACATCAATATATATTCCTCTCCATTTAATATCATATGGAAAAGCTGTATCTCTTTCTTGATTTACCCAATTAGCACCTGGTAATAAATCAAATACTATTTTTTCTCCAATATGTGCTATTTTATGAGTATCCATGTTTATATATTCATATTATAATATAATCAAATATATTTTGTCAAGGGGTAAATTTTACCTATAGCTCGGTATAAATTAAAAAGAAGAAAAACACTACTAAAATTTTTTTTAGTAGTTTTGTAAACGCAGTACTTTAAATTGTTTTTATATATTTACAATAATAAATTATTTTGTTTTTACTTGACTGGAATATATAATTCCAGTAAATAGATTGTAGATTCTTATTGGCTTGTTAGTTAACAAGTTATTAAGATAATCAGCGTCATTGTTTGCCTGTTTTTATGTCAGCAATGGC